AACTTGATTTAGCTACCGCGCTATTCAAATATTTGGCGCCACAATTAGAAAGCAAATTCGGCGCCCATATTTCATGGTCTTACGGGCGCATGGTTTTAACAATGCCGGATAACAGCGTATGGTTCCCACGTGCCGCGACGCCTGCAGCCGGTCACGGTTACAGCGTCGACTTAGTGGTAGCCGACGAAGTTTGGGATATTTCGGAAGCGGCTATAGACGAAGGTTTATTACCGTCGCAACGTGCCCGCAAAAATCCTTTATTTATTATGGCGTCTACAGCTGGTTCGCAAGACAGCAAGGCGCTTTTGCGTTGGCGTGAACAAGGATTACGCGCTATAGATAGCGGCGAACAAACTAAACTTTATTTTGCCGAATACAGCCCGCCGCCGTCTATGGATTTAATGACGCCCGAAGCCTGGGCGTACGCAAACCCCGCGCTAGGCCATACGTTAGAAATGGAAGTAATCGAGGCAGAAAGCGAAGCGCCAAACCGTAACGCGTTTCTTAGGGCGTCGGTTAACACCTGGACAGCAACCCAAAACGGCTGGTTAGAAATGGGCGTATTTGAGGCGCTGCAATCCGACGAACCCATACCGCCAGGCGGCGTTTTAGCTATCGAGGTGGACAACGAAGGTTCCTTATATGTTGGCGTTAGGGCCGTACAAGTAGGTTTAAAAACGGCGGTTACGGTTGCGTTTGTTGCCAACACCCTGGCCGAAACGTGGCGCCTAGTGGAAGCCGAAATAGCGTTAGCGCCGACGTTGCGCGTAGCAATAACGCCAGGCCTAGAAATACATTTACCGCCAAATATGGAACGACGAAAAACCATTGTTGGCTACCGCGAATTATTGCGCTGGACTAGTCCGGTTAAAAATATGATTATAGAAAACCGTATTTACCACCACGGCGAAAACCAGTTAATAGAACACGTCGAGCGCGCCGTACTTATTAAACACCAAGGCGCCGTAGCTTTATCGTCAACCCGTAGCCCTGGGCCTATCACATTGGCTAGGTGCATGGTTTGGGCTGCCGCGTTGGCGTCTAAACCGCAGCTGGTAGGCAAACCGTTAGTAGTGACCGTAAACCGCTAATGTTGCGTTGGCACTATCCGCGACGGCTTACCTTTTCGTCGGGAAAAGAAATAGACCGCTTCACCGTGGGTAGTGCCACCAAACTTTTAACAGATATGGCAGAATAAACGCATGGCGTTATTTAACAAGGTCAACAAAGCCGCTATAGGTACAACGGTAAAAGCGGCGGCTAGCGCTTCAAATGTTGGCGCGTCACAGTTAGACAATTTTTACGCTTTTACCCAGGGCGCCACTCGACAGCGCGCTATGGCCGTGCCGGCTATTACTAGGGCGCGCGATTTATTGGCGTCAGTTATTGGCTGTACGCCGTTATCGCTTTATAACGAAATGTTTAACCCTATTAGCGGCGAGCTTGAACAAATTAAAATTGCCCCGCGCGCATGGCTACGCCAGTTAGACCCGTCGCTACCAAACAGCACAACGCTTGCATGGTTATTTGACGATTTATTTTTTACACAGCGGGCTTTTTTGTACGTCACCGAGCGTAGTTCCGACGGGTTTCCTAAGTCGTTTCAACGTATGCCTAGCGCTATGGTTTTAACACAAGACCAAGCCGGCCCTGTATTTTTTGCGCCGTCTAAACAAATTATGTTTAGCGGTTTACCTATTGACCACCGCGACGTAGTGCAATTTATTAGCCCTATTCAAGGTTTACTATTTACTAGCCCTAACGCCGTTTTGACGTCGCTAAAACTTGAACAGGCCCGCCTACGCAATAGTTCTAGTTTGCTGCCTACGGGAGTATTGCGCCAGGTTGCCGGAGAGCCGCTTAGCGCCGAGGAATTGCAGGGCTTGGGGCAATCTTTTGAAGCCGCGCGCCTTACAAATTCTGTAGCGGTTTTGAACGAATTTGTTACGTACACGGAAACGAATAGCGACGCGTCTAAGCAAATGCTGGTTGCAGCTAGTGAGTACCAGGCGCTTGAAATAGCACGTTTGGCCAATTGCCCCCCATACCTTTTAGGGGTGGCTACCGGCTCATACAGTTACCAAAACAGCACCCAGGCGCGCCAAGATTTGTATATGTTCGGCGCAAAATTGTTTATGGACTGCATAGCCGAAACACTAAGTATGAATAACGTTTTGCCCCGAGGAACGTACTGCAAATTCGATATAGAAAGTTACCTGTCCGAAAGTTATTTGTCTGAATATGACACACCCGCAGAAGTAGACGAAGTAGGAGTAATGCCCAATGCTTAGATTAACCCAACAAGATTTAAAAATAGACGCAGCCGGACCTAACGGTATGCCACGCCGAACCCTTGCTGGTCTAGCGTTGCCGTACAACGTCGAGGCCGTAGTAAACGACGGTACAAAAGTAATGTTTATGCCAGGCAGCCTAAACGCAGGCGCCAAAATGCCAAAAATGTATTTAAACCATGACAGCACTAAGGCCGTAGGAATTGTTACAAGTTTGGTAGATACGCCTGGCGGCATGATGTACGAAGCCCGCATATCCGAAACAGCTTTAGGTAACGAAGCGCTGGTATTGGCAGCCGACGGCGTACTAGACGCCGTAAGCGTCGGCGTAAACCCAACCCGTTTTAGTTACGACGAAGCCGGAACAATGATTATTGAAAGCGCCGATTTTCAAGAATTATCGTTAGTTCCCTACGGGGCTTTTGCGGGCGCGTCAGTAGACCGCGTAGCCGCGTCGCAGGGTATCCCACAAGAACCCGAACAAGTAGATAATATAGAAACCGAAACACCTAACGAGGAGTTAGAAACCATGACACAGCCAACAGAAACCCCACAAGTAATCGAGGCCGCAAGCGTCGCGCCAGTTATTTACGCACAGCCACGTAACTTCAAAATGCCAACAGCCGCCGAGTTTATTTCGGCAACCGTACAAGGCGGCAACGTACTTGCAGAAATGAACGCAAAAATTCAAGCCGCAGCGCCAAACATCACTACCACTGATACGCCTGGTATCCTGCCCGAAATTATTACAGGCAGCGTGTACGACGGACTAAATCCGATTAGGCCTTTTGTTACAGCTATTGGCGTACGTGCCATGCCAGGTTCGGGCGCAACATTTCGCCGCCCAAAAATTACGGTTCGGCCAACAGTTACCGAACAGCCAACAGGTCAACTAAATCAACTTGACCCTTCAACTGTCACGATTACAAACAATGACGTTTCTAAACTCACTTTTGGAACTTTTGTTACCATGTCTGAACAAGACATGGACTGGACAGACCCAAATAGCGTAAATATCGTTTTGAACCAGTTAGCAATTGCCTACGGACAAGCAACAAACAACTACGCCGTAGATACTTGCCATGCAGCAATTACACAAACCAGCGCAATCGCCGACACGACAGACCCCGAGGACTGGATAGCCGGAATTTACGAAGGCGCCCGCCAAATTTCGTTAAACACCAACTACCTACCTACGCACATGGTTGTAACACCTGGTACTTGGGCGTCGTTGGGTTCGTTGGTTGACAGCACAGGCCGCCCAGTATTCCCACAGATTGGCGCTATGAATGCGCCTGGCCAGTTGTCGGCTGCTAATTGGAACGGCAACCCGCTAGGCCTTGTGCTAGTAGTCGACAAAAATACGCCAGGTTCATTTATGGGCCACGCAGCCGGACCCGCTGCAGGGTTTGAATTTTACGAACAGCAAAAAGGCGCAATTTCTGTAGACGTACCTAGCACCCTGGGCAGAACTATTGCCTACCGCGGTTACGCAGCAGCGTTTATGGCAGACGCTACAAAATTCGTTAAATTCGTCTAACCGAAAGGCGGCCTAACCCGCCATGACGCAGGTATACCAAGTAGCGCATAAAACGCTATTAGACAACTACGCGGTAATAGAAACGCTTACACCTAATGAAGTGTATGTAGGCGCGTCTATTGTCGTAGCGGGCGTTGACGCAACATTTAACGGTACATACACAGTTTATGACGTACCCGAATATTTGTTTGTTGGCGTAGACGACGACGGCGACCTACTTTTTAACTACCAGGTGCCCGTACCGTTTCAAATTCTGTACGCAAAAACAGCCGCCGACGTAACACGAACTACAGCAACGGGAACCGTAACGCTAGGCACTATCCCGACAACTTGGATTACATCCGGACAGGTCGAGGACTGGTTAGGCATTGGCACCGCGTCGGCACTTGACACTGCTTTTCTTACACAATGCGCGGCAGCTTCAAACGCATTTTGTTTTCAACGCCGGCTAGAAAGCGGCTACATAGACGAAAAAGGTACAAGCCCAAGCGACAGCGTTACCCTAGGCACTATCGCCTACGCAGGTTTCTTGTATCGACAACGCGGCGCGGTAACAGATTTCGCTAGTTTTGACGGCTTGCCAGCTGGTAACAGTGTTGGCCTGTCACCAATGATTAAACAGTTGCTAGGTATTCCACGCCCGCAGGTTGCGTAATGCCTGTTGCGTTTACAGACCTGTTTAACGAAGCGCTAGACGACTTGGCAGCGTCTTTAAACACCATTACAGGGCTACAAGTAGTTACAGACCCCCGTAACCTTGTACCGCCTTGCGCGTTTATAGACGCCCCTACGTTTAGCGTGTATTCAAATAACGTCGTAGAAATGACTTTTCCAATACGCATTATTACGTTAGGGCCTGGCAACCTTGACGCGCAACGGTCACTACTCAACTTAGCTAGCAAGGTAATTACAAAGAAAATTGGTGTAACCGACGG